ACGAGACAACTTCTTGGGAATCTCACACTCATCTTGCATCTTCTGCAAGATCTCTTTGATAAGATCTCGCTCAGCCTCGATACGAGTAAGTGAGTTTGAGATTTCTTGAAGGCATCCCAGAACCTTTGCTTTATCAAGTGCCATTATTATTCTCCGAATGTCGAACTTGCGGCTTCGATTGCGATGAAGTAAGTGATGTCAACGGTCTTATGCTTGAATCGAGCAAGACCCTTCTTGGCAATTGCAACGTCATACGAACCCTCAAGCAACTTGAAGTTTTCGACCTTCATTACAACCTTGAATTCCTTACCACCTTCAACTGTACCAATCTCAACCTTAGACTGATCAGCAGAATCATCCTTCACGTCTGTAGCAATGAAGTGAATCGTGGAACCATCGCTCTCAAATACGAAGTTTGGTGATCCAGAGATACCTGCGCTCTTACGCATCCAGTCAAGATCTTCTTGCGAGAGACTGAATGAACAATCAGGCTCACCAAATGTGATTGCCTTCTCAGGAGGAGTCACAATAACTTTCGGCGAACAATACTTGATGTAATCCGACTTCTTGTTTGCGCTGATATTGATTTTGTCATCATCAAACGACAAGTCAGCATCCTTGTATAGAGAAACTTTTGCCAAGAGTTTATTCAAGTCATAAAGAGCGAACTCTTTTGGGAAACTCTCACCAACAGTTGCTTCAACGAAGATTGTTTTGAGTGGAGAAATGGTCTTCAAAGTATTGCCAGACTTGAACTGCAAACTTTGATTGATGCCTGAGAAATTCTTCAGGACTTGCACAGTATCATCAGAAAGTTTCATAATTTAGAACCTCATTTGCTTCAACACGATTATTATATAACGAATCAACTAACTTGTCAACCCTTACAGTCAACTCATCTAACGAACAATTATTATCCATCACAATATCATAATGTGCACCAATCCAAGCCCACTCACTAAAGTGAACTTCTGGATAAGCATTGCGCATTATTTCTTGTTTGTTATAGGTATTGCACTCACGAGCAAGAGCATACCACTCTGGATCTTCACCACGGCGAACACGAATGACTTTACCGCCAGAATTTACAATTGCATTGATTTCGTTTGGGAAACGAACATCTGCAATCACATAATTGTTCCATGGTGCTTTTTCACAACGACGCATCACAGTGTGGACCCAGAGGTCAGGGTGAAATACATCACGACCTGCCTCTGTGCCCATTAGCTGGAGTGCTAATCTTGGTGAAAATTCTTTGCCGAGTTTTTCAGACCACCACTCATCTTTTTGTTCGCGCCATGCTCTTGATTCAGGCGTTGCACCTTCGAGCATCTCACGATCCCAACCAAAGATGATCGAGCAAGCATCTTTGAGACTATTTGCATAACTCTCTTTGAAGAAACCATGACGTTCTACCAAGAGATCTGCAACTGTACCTTTACCTGCTCCAATAAAGCCAACCAAACCTACAATCATAACAAAGTCTCTTTATTAGAGAGAGCCGACAAAGTTTGCAACGGCTGGCATATCACCAGTGAATGCATAGGTTCCAACGTGATGCGTCTTCATCCATGGGCAGAGCCAGATGCTACCGCCGATGTTACGCCACCACTGGCAGAACATATAGTCTTCAGACAAGTAACGATCTGATCCGCGACCACCATTTGCCTTGCTGTCAATAACTGTATCGAAGTAAGCATGGATATAACGCGAACCATCAAAGTTTGCTTGACCAACATGGTCTGGGCGATACTTCAATTGAGGATAGGCTTCTGCGAATTTGCTGAAGACTTCACGCTTGACCATCATATAACCTGTACCAATTTCGAGAACTTCAACTGGATCAGCAACAGAGAACTTCTCAGTGCCAGGAACTGGATTGAAAACGAAATCGCCAGCGAGTTTTTCCATATCGCCAGGAGTAATATCTGGATGTCGCTTGACGCCTTCCTTGACAGCACCCCACTTGATTGACTTCTTCGGATATGGACCACCAATTACATCCTTATCCAAAGCAAGCAATGCAATTACATCGCGCGGATCAAAATGAATATCAGCGTCGATGAAAAGTAGATGGGTGAAGCCTTCTGCGCGAAGGAACTCATCTACGAGATAATTGCGAGCGCGAGTAATGAGAGATTCATTGAAGATAAACGAGAAACGAACTTCAATGCCATATTGTGTACATGCCGACTGCAAATCAAGGCAAGACTTCACATACATGCCATGCGCGTTACCGCCATACATGGGTGTTGCAACAAATAGTTTATTTTTGCGCAACTGTTCAACAGATACTTCTAACTGCATAATTATTCACTCCAGTTGTAAAATTTTCTAATATGATCAATAATCTTAGACTGATCATCGAGATTTTCGTTGACCATTGTCTCTATATAGTCCATGAGAGTCAGCGACCCCATGATATTCGAGATTTTTGTCTTACGAGAATTTTTGAACTTGTCATCTTGATCATCTTTGCGATCAATGTGACGTTGATCAAGAGTGCTATCCTTCACTGTGAGGATTAGAATCTTGAAATCATTTGGGAACTTATCTTGCAAAAAATCTAGCATCTTACCATTGAATAAACGATCGCCTTCAAAGATCACATTACCAGTTTCTAGAGAATCAAAGAAGGCAACAGCGTCTGGCTGTACCGCCATTGACAAACGATCCGTTCCCTGGAATACATTACCATCGTTTGCATATTTGCCAAGAATATAAAGATTCAACTTCTTGGAATACATCGCATCAAGTAACTTCTGCGGTTTGATAACTTCCCAATCATCAGCCATCGAAATCAATCGAAACATCAAAGTGGTCTTGCCAGTTGCTGGCTCACCACCCATCGCAATCACTCTTACCATAATGCCTCCAAACCTTCTTTCACTGGGTGCTCATCATCGAACATCCAGTCCATTCGTTCTATTCTACCTGTTCTCAGAAAATAAGTAAACTTTTCTTTGTTGATTGTATTTCTTGGGGCAAGTCTTAGATCAAGAGTCTCATTCCTTGCTTGCCACAACACATTCCATTCAATACCAGTCCAACCATCACCTTCTGCCTGTTCAATTTCTTCAGACTGACGATCCAAATAATAACCAAGATATCTTCCATGATGTTCGCGAAAGATTTTCTTGAATGAACACAAGCAGGTTTCCATCGTGAAGAAGTCTATCTGACTGCTCAGTTGAGGGAATCGAGATCTGGTTTCCTCAAGAATCTCTTTGGCATGGCTTTCAAGGTCTGCGCATTCTGATGAAGTGAGTTTTGTATCATACTTGTCATCTTGCCCGAGGGCGAGATGCAAACCATTACGATGAGAACGAGAGCCTGAATAATCGTCCAGCATGAGGCTAGTAGGTACACACTCAACGCCAGCAGTGTGACAAAGATGCTGAAGATAAAACCAAGTGGAATAGCGACCAAATTTGTGAAGAGAAGTTTTAAGATTATTCCAAAGGTTGTTGAAAGATTGTTGTTCGTTGTCGCCATAGTATTTCTCCAGCACTTCGCGTTGAGTTTTCTTGCCAATAAATTTTTGATAAGACTCGAACATGGCTGGCAAGTGACCTTTGTTCCACTTTGTATCTGTCTGATAACGCAGTCGTTTGTAATTGTGACTATTCCACCAACTGATACGATCTACAGTAGCGAGTTCATAGTCTGGGAATTCATTTTTCAGAACCCATGCAGTTGGCAATTGGTATGTGTTACCATAGAGCCATGCAAACCATAGACGTTCTTCGTCATTGTGTTCGTATCGACGATGAAGATAGTTTGTGCACCACACTGCTGGATCGCAATCGCCAAACTGCATTGACCATGCATACCAACGGATGAATTGTTCACGACGCTGCAAAGACTTCGACACAACCACCTTTACCTTTTTTATATACTGCTGCATGTATCACAGGATCTGAAAGATCATAGATACCATCAGAGAAATTTCTACCATTGATCTTGAACATACTGAGCGAACACTTACTCTTTTGTTTTCCTAAGAATTTGAATCCCATAGATTCATAGAACACAACTGCATCAGGCTCTGCTGAAACGCGATAATAACTGGTGCCAAGACCTTGTGCTCTATCAAGAGAGTCTTGAGTCAGTAATCTTGCTACACCTTTGCGACGATGTTTGGCGAAAGTGTGAAGCAATTGTAGATTGAAAACATATGGAGTTTTCTTCGAGCGAGTGGTAATAATCGCGCCAGCCAACTCTCCGCCTTCCCAACATCCAATACAGTACTGCCACTGATCCTGCATATCTGCTTTTGCCACAAAAGTCTTAGCAAAAGAGTCTGCTTTGTTCTCAGTTATATGCGCGACAAATTCATCGCGACTTGTCTCACGCAACGTCATGGAACTCGCGTTTCTTTTCTCCACGCTCTTTTGGATACTTGGTTTGCTGCCAGCCATGATACTCATCCAGATTCCATACAAATGGAGGAAACTTGAATGTATTATTAGCGAGAATCTCACGAACTGAGGGACCCTGGTTCAGCGCAGCATGCATGAACAATTCCACGAATCGAAACTGAGATTCTAATTCTTCTCGCTTCGTGGTAGAACGGAAGCATCGGAACTCAATTGTACCAGTATGCTTCATGCAATAAGTGTTGATTGCAAATCGGAATGGACGCCCCATTGATACGCCGTCTTTACCAGCAGCATGGAGTTTGATAAAGTGATTGAAGTCAGTGGCAAGTTCAATAATATTATCGCACATATACTCAGGCATTGGGCGACCGCCATCAAACTTCAAATACATCTTCGCGCCTTCGCACTGCTTCATCTCAGATGTTTCATAGAATTGATAACAGGCTTGAATCGTATCTTCTTGATTGTCTTGAATGTATCCAATCAATCGCTTCAATCCAGCAATATCATCTTTCAATCCTGGAACAAAGACATGAATATGACCATGATTGACACAAGAAGCCGAAGGCTTGTTGCCATACTCAATAAACATGCTATAAAGTCTCATTACACGATCAACTTGTTCCTGCCAAGTCTTAGTTGGCATCATGTTGACTTCACCACCCATCCATGGCTCTTTACCGAGCGGATCGCAAGCACGAAATTCAAACGGTGGATGAATGTTTACAATATCTGTTTCAGCATATTCCCACTTACCGAGAGTCGGAGGAATCTCCATACGACGATCAATATCACCCCATTCAATTTCGGCACCATATGTAAACGTTGATTTATCGTACATGCTGTAGGTCCTTTGCGTTATCAATATGAACAAATTCTTTTACGAACGTCTTATGTGCCATAGTTACATACTGGTTCATATCAATCTCAATTGAGTTGTTCAAACCAGCGCGTTCAGCAATGTCTTTCGTAGAAGTAATTATACCGCCATTTGGAAGAGAAGTAAAGTAAATTGGTCGTTTTCCATTGCGATAAAATCTCAATTTCTTTTCTTTATACAATTCAATAACTGCCATTGAAGCATCAGCAAATTCAACAAGCGGAGACTTTTTGGCTTCAAGTGTATGGACAATCAGTTCACTATCGTTTTTAGTTGTACATTTGTATCCATAGAGTCGTTCCCAATTTTCTGGCATCTCTTGACTCACAACACCATTGTGAACGATTGCAAGGTTCTCATTCCACAAAGGTTGATTGTAATTGAGATCAGAAGTTGAATAGCGACAATGACCAATCAGATACAAATTACCATCTTCATCAATCGTTTTATTCAAATCAAAGTTTTCTAGAAATTTAGCAGCAGGAGTGGCTGATATGAACGAGTGTATTCTCCCACCTTTCACCCACGAAATACCAGTTGCATGTAATCCACGAATACTAGATTCACGAAAAACATTCGCAAGTGTATTCAAATCACTTGAAGAAGGTTTCTCTATATAAGCACCAATGACTGCACACATATCAGGCGAACATATCTTCTAGAGTGGATTCTTTTCTGTATGCTTCTGGGTGGTACTTTTCAACCATTTGCCTTCCACCAACTCTTTCCAGATAGTCGTACCATTCTTTTTCTGACCACATTCCCTCGGAAATACCGTTCCAAAGACGTCGTTGGAGTGGGTGTTCTTTGTTCTTTCGACGTGACTCAACATAATTATATCGATGATCTTCATACTCTTTGCTCCCGAGTTCAAGCATCTTCTCACGCAAATAACAAACAAGACTTACACGCTCTGCGGTTTCATCTTGCAGTTCAATAGGTGTATTGCCGTGAATGTACTCATGATTATTGACGAGCAGGAGATCACCAGGTCGTACATTCACAGCAATACGAACTTCTGGAAGAATCAGATAACCACCAGTGTAGTTACCATTGTTTGATAGAACAAGAAGATTACTCAATCCGTTTGTAAAGTCACCAGCGTCACGATGTGCTGCTGTTCGGAATGTTTTGTTCACTGTGATCGTAGTGAACACAGTTTGTGGAACGAGGAATGCTGGATCAATCTTATCTGCTGCTTCACGTTGAGCGGCATGACGTTGTGGAAGTAACTCAGCAAAACCACGATCCAGCGTTTGTAGAAATGGAAATGACAATTTGAATTTGTCATATGCGTTTTGCGTATATGCGGTTGCACGACCATATGGAATACGAGGATAACGATCGAACCAACCAGCAATACCAGACAATACTACATTGGCATAGGTTGTATCAGAAATATAAGTTTCTTCAACACCACGCGCTTCTTCTTTGCGTTCTTTGACTGACATCTTTGTGACATTCTTGAGCCACTTATCAAAGTCAAATTTATCTTCTTTGACTTTGGCGCTCAACCAAACAAGACCACGAGATGATTCTACATTCTCATATTTGGCGCGGAGAGATTCAATTTCTTCTTTGACATCAATCTTGATAACGGAGTTTTCTGGTTGCTTCTTGAAGAAGTCAAGAACACTCAATTGAAACTCAGTCACCCACTCACGACCACCGCACTTCTCACCCTTTGGTCCAGCGGCAAGTCCACGATTCTGAGTTGGTGTGGCTGCTTCTCTCAGACCAGCATAAGCATCATCTTGCTCTTGTTTACTGAAATAATTTTTACGGAACTTGAATGCGATGTTGTCTTCATCTTCGCTTCCAAGATAACAATCCGTGTCTTCATTGATGAGAACATCAAAATGAGACTCATCAAGAAATTGACCAAGCAAATGCTCACAGTCAATTTTTGAATTTGCAATAATGACTTTTGTCATAGTATTTCTCCTGCTGTGTTATTATTATATATCCAGCAAAGTACAATGTCAAACCCCAAATGAAACTGTGGGGGCAAGAACTGCCCCCACGAGAACCAGAATGGTTTTGTTTACTGCTTAGAATTAGGCAGTCATCGAGACGCTGATGGCATCGCGGTAGAGAGTCTTGCGAGCACGCGCAATGTGACCCTGGTCGAGATACTTCTCGAACTGGCTCGACGGATTGCCGAGGCGATACGCAAACACCTTCTCACCACGCGAGTTGGTAACACGGTTTGTATAAACCGAGATACCCTCATTGCGCGCACGATAGGCGAGGTCGGCAGCATTGTCGACCTTGAACAGCGAACGAACCTGACGCGAGGTCACGGTGTTGCCGTCAGCAAGATAAGAGACAAAAGAATCAAGAGCATTAGACATAAAATATACCTTCACAAAAACACCCCTTCAATAATATCGCAAGATTGGGGCTTTCCTTGCGACATACTTGTTATTATATAATAACAAATCCCAAAAGTAAATTATTGCGGATGCCTCTCAGCAAAAGTCTTCATCCAATTCTTGACAAGATCGCGAGCCTCATACTTGCTGACACCAAAAGCATCAGAGACATACGGTGCGGCACCAAACATATTGATTGCACCAGACTCACGAAGTCTATCCAAGAACACATTCACCTTTTCTTGCAGTTCCATTACTTCATTCCCTTCGCAGCAACAATCTTGACAAGAGTGTCAAGAACTCGAGCCTTGATCTGCTCAGCAGTCAGACCTTGATCAAGCATCTCAACCAATTCTTGTTCGCTGAACGAGACTGTCTCGTCTTTATAACGGAAAGTGGTGTATCCAGTATCAGAATTCTTGACAAAAACCAACTCATCAACACTGGGTGCTGCAGGAGCAGGAGTTGCCTCCGCATCAACCTTTGTGTAGAGATCCAAGAACGCAGTCTTGGTGTCGGCATCGAAACGATTCAAGCACATCTCAATTGCTTTCAATCGATTGTTGAAGATAGAGAATGCTTTGCTGATATGTACAAGACGACGAGTCGAGATGACTTCATCAACCGCACCATCAGCAAAAGACTTGCGAATGACTTCAGCCCACGTGATCAGACGATCAATGAACGTCGTGTCAGTGATATTCAGAACAGCGAAATTCTTCTCAAGAATCTTGCGCTCAGTGGCAGCAGGAGGATATTCCTGCTCGACCGTGATGGCGAAACGCTCGAGGAATGCTTCGTTGAGCAAGTTTGTACCGATGAACCGACCA